AGTCGACGCCGAGTAGGCTGTTGCCGATCGCATCGACCTCGCGGTTGCGCGCGGCGATGAGGTCGTGGACGGCCTTGACCTCCTCGGCCATCGCGTCGACGGCGGCCTTCGAGAGTCCGCGCCCGCCGGGACCGCGGCCGACGCCGTCCGGGGATCCACTCGTGCCACCACCGGCGCCGCCCTCGCCGCCGCCGAGGCCGCCCGGGCCGTTGCCCCCGAGCGCGGACGAGAGGGCGTCGAGACGCCGCTTCATCTCGTCGTCGACGCTCAGCGCGTACTTGCGGAAGATCTCGTAGACCCGGAAGCCGACGTCGCCCAGCCGGGTGGCGACAAGCTGCATCGCCGCCTCGATTTCCTTCTGCAGCTGCTCGACGGTGCGGGCCGCGCTGTCGGCGATCGCATCCTGCACCTCGGCCGGCAGGCCTCCGATGTGGGTCTGCTTGATCGCCTGCACCATGGCGAACTGGAAGGCCGCCTCGGCGTTGTTGCCGAAGTGCTCGACGAGGCCGTTGGCGTACTGGACCCAGTAGTCGGTCTTCTTGCCGTGGCCCTCGCGGTTGACGGTGAGGTCGGTGGCGCCGCTCCAACCTTGGATGTAGCCGCCAAGGCCGCGAATCACTTCGGTGACGGTCTTGATCATCTGGTCAGCGACGGCGCCCAGGTGCTTGATGGAGCTGTTGCCGGTCAGCGACCAGGTGAGGGCCTCGCCGCCCGGCGTCCCGCCGATGCGGAACTGCTCGACCTCGTGCTTGTGCTTGTCGATCCAGTCCTTCGCGACGAAGTAGATGAGCGCGAAGGCGGCGATGGTCGCTCCCATCGCGGCCATGCCGCCGGCCGCGCCGCCGCCACTCCCGCCGCCAGCCGAGGCGCCACCAGCCGCGCCGCCGGCGGGCATGCCACCACCGCCACCGCCGGCTGCCGGCACGCTCGCGGATCCCGAGCCGCCGAGGTTGGCGGCGCGCTCGGCCGCCTTCGCCGCGATGAGCTTCGCGATCCAGGCCTGCAGCCATTGGACGAGGGTCTTCACCCACCTTGCGATGAAGTCCGTCGCCATGTCCGCGACGATCTGCTTGAACCCGTCGCGGAGCCGGTTCCAGCTGACGTCACCGGTGACGATGAACTCCTGGACCGCTGACCGCCACAGGCTGTTGAAGCCGGCCATAGCGTTGCGCCACGAGTCCTGCCAGGACCCGGGCACGATCGCGTCGGAGAACTCGGCGGCGAGGCGTCCGTTTTCCTTCAGCCAGCGAGCGATCTCCTCCTCAGTCATCTTGAGCTCTCGCATCCGGGCCACCGTCTGGCGGACGTAGAGCTCGTGCTTCGCGGCGGCGGGCAGGCCCTCTTCGCGGTACTGGTTCGCCTCCTTCAGCCGGTCGTTGATCTTCTCGAGACCGTAGAGGTCCACCTTGAGGTTGATCTCGATCGGCTTGAGGCCCTTGATGCGGATCCGCTCGAGCATCTTGTCGAGCTTGTCTTGGTCGGCTGTCGCGCTCGCGGCGTTCTTCCCGAGCTTGCCGAACGACGCGGCCAGGCGATCGACTCCGGTGGCAGCGCCCTCGGCCTTCGCCTTCCCCTCACCGGTGAGCCGCACCCACCGCTCGAGGCGCTCGTCGGCGATCTGGTCGTACGTGCCCTTGACCTCGGCGCCGAGCCTTCGCCATGCCTCTGCCTGGGCGTGGAGCCGGTCTGCCGCGTCGCGGAGCTCGGCGCCGCCGGCCTTGAGGCCGAGGAACTTGAGGATCGGGTCCGGGACGACGTCGAACGCGGAGACGATTCCGGCGGCGACGTCGTAGACGCCTGCGACGACCTTGGCGAGGACCTGGCTGACCGTGCCGGTAGCCTGCGCGGCGCCGGCCGCCCAGACGTCCCAGTGACCGATGAGGAAGGTGAGAACGGTCACCACGTTCTTGAGGGTGGTGACGATGTGCGCGGCGATGAGGCCGCCGATCGCGCCGGCGGCGGTCCCGATGTCGCGCGCCATGATGCCGAACTCGGACGAGCCGGTGCGGATCTCGACCACCATGAGGCGCATCTGCTCGGCGCCGGCGGCGAGGTCGGTGACGATCTGCCCCAGGACGTCCGAGGTCCCGCTGTTGTAGATCTCGGCGAAGAGCTGGGCGATCGCGTCCTTGAGGTTTGACCACTTGCCGGCGAGGGTGTCCATCTGGTCGGCCGAAGCGGTCGCGTATTCGACGTCGCCGAGCTGCTTCAGGTAGGCGACGATCGACTGCGCGTCGCGCCCGATCTCGGTCGTCACGCCGTGGAAGCTGGCCTTGACCTGGTCGCCCTCGGCGCGCATCTGAACGCCGAACTGCTTGAGCGGATCGAACTCGCCGACGACGGCAGCGCGCACGGCGTTGCTCATCTCGGTGATGTCCTTCCCGAAGGCGGCTGCGGTGTTCGAGAGGCTCTTGATCAAGCTCTCGGTCGGCTGGATACCCGCGGCCGCGAGCTGCACCACGGCGGCCGTGATGCCCTGAACCTCGAAGGGGAGATCCCTCGCGAGCTGCTTGATTGCAGCGAAGGCGCCCGCGGCCTTCTCCTGCGAGCCCGTGACGGTCTTGAGCCGCGCCTCGAGCTGCTCGTAGGCGGAGCCGGTGGCGACGATGTCCTGGGCAAGACGGGCGAAGCTGTAGCCGGCACCCAGGGCGGCGAGCGGTCGCAACAGACCGCCGAGCATCCTCTCGAGCAGGTTCGTCGAGTGGCTCGCGCGGGTGGCCTTGCCGTCGAACTTCTCGGCGGCGTCGCCCAGCGAGCGCAGCGTCTGCTCGGCTCCCTTGGAGCTGAGCACGATCTGCACGGTGAAGATCCCGGTCGCGTTGCTCATCGGTCTTCGGGCTTCGACTCCATCCGCTTCGCCTGCTGAGACCCGCGCTCAGCGGCGATCGTCCAGAACATCACCTCCCACACCTCGCGCTCGTCCTCGTCGTCGATGCGGTAGCGGCGGAAGAAGGCCTCGAGCTCGCTCCACAGCAGTGAGCCGCGCTCATCGCGGCCGATCGTCGATTCGGTCGCTTCGATGACCTCGAGCTCGGGCAGGACCTCGGGCACGGGCCCGTGCTCCTTGACCCAGTCCGGGAAGAGCGAGGCCCAATCGCGCCCGCCCACGTCTGTCGATCGACAGTCGGCACGCGGACAACGATCGGGGGCGAAGGGCTCGCCGCAGCCCTTGCATCGCTTCTCACCGGTTCGGACCTTCTTCTCGCATCGGAAGCACCTGTCGGGAAACCAGCTCTCCTGGCACGCCCCGCACTCGACCTTCTCCAGCGCCAGCTCGTAGCCGCGGCGCTGGTCAGACGTCAGGGCTTCCCAGACGCCGGCGAAGAAGCGAGTGCGGGCTCGGAGTTTTTTGTTCCGGCCTCCACCATCCGCTGCCGGAACGCTTCCTGGTCTTCCATCTCGGACATGAGCCACGAGGCGATCGCGTCACCCACCGCCTGGCCACCGAACGGCATGTCCTCCTCGATCTCCTCGATCTCGCCGGTTCTCTCGTTGGACTTTTGCACCACGTGGGTCGCCGGCACCCAGAGCTGCAGGCCTTCCCGGTCGACCGGGTTGGAGAGGAGGCGCCGGCGGGCGTCGATCGAGTCCTCGATCGTGCGCTCGGTGCCGAGCGTCCACTCGCTCGCCTTGCAGCCCGGGCAGGGCGCATCGCCACGCTCGGGCACGAAGACCTTCCCGCATGCGGCGCAGGTCGCCTCGGCCTCGACGAGGCCCGAGAGCACGCGCTTGATGGCGATCGCCGCGAGCCCTTCCTTGAGCTTCTCGAGCGCGGAGGTGTCGACGGCGGCCGCCTTGATGCGGGTCACCATCCCGTCGACGACCTGGTCGATGACCTGGTCCATCGCGCGGGCCCGCGCGCGGACGCCGCGCTTCCCCGCGGTGCGCCCGGGCTGGTCGACCCGGGTCTTCACCTGGGCCCGCAGAAGATCGCGCTGGTACTCCTCGCCGGAGAACCCGTTGTCGTTCTTCCACGCCACCCACTCGGGGTGGTTCTCGCGGAGGATCTCGAGCTTGAGCGGGGGCTCGAGCCCCCAGGGGTCGGTGACGACCCGGGTGTCGGTGATCGATCCGAAGTGCCGAGAGAGATTCCGAAACATGCCTGTCTTCCTCCCGTCAGAAGCTGGTGGCCGCGGGCCGGTGCGCCACCTCAGTGAACGAAGCGCACCGGCAGAGGAGTCGCGAGCCGAGCAGGCGAGCCGGACTGAGGCCCCCTCGCAGAGCCGCGGCCGTATGTGGTGCCTCTGCTTGCACCGTCGACCCCGATCAGAGGAGCGTCGTGGTCGTGCCGTCGAACACCGAGACCTGGCCGTCGATCGGCCACGTCACGTTGATGTCGAGCACGTCCCCGCGGTTGCCGCCCATCGGGACCTCGACGACGAGGACGTCGAACCGGTAGCGGAGGTTGTCGGGCGCCGCCGCGGAGCTCTTGAAGCGCACCTCCCAGGTGACGGTCGCGTCGACGGCGAAGTCGTTCATGAGCGTCTGGACGTGGGTCGACATCGACGCGCTCGGCCGGAAGGTCCAGGTCACCGAGTGGTTCCCGGTGCCCTTCAGGTGCCGGTCCGCCTTGTCCGTCCAGGCGGAGCCATCGAGGTCCTTCTTGGCGAGCTTGATGACGGCGGAGCTGATGACTCCGCCGTAGGCGGTGTTCGCTCCCGTCGGGTCGCGGAAGACGACCCCGTCCTTGATCACGATGCGGTCGGCGATGGGCATGGCTGCTTCTCCTCTCGGTCAGCCGTTCTCGGTTACTTCGAAACGATCGCGGCCCCCATGAGGACCGTGTAGCCGGGCGTCGTGCCGGCGGCGGTGTGCTTCGCGCGCCACCAGGTGTCGGTGACCGGGGTGACGTCGCCGTCGATCACGGCCACGTAGCCGGTCGGGGTGGTCGTTACCTGGGTGAAGGTGGCGCGGGTGATCGGGCTCGAGAACGCCCCGGACGTCGCGCTCTCGACAAGCGTGTTCAGCGTGGGCGTCGTGCCGGTGATCCCCGGCGGATCGACGACGTTGAAGGTGAAGATCGCGACCTGGCCGGCGCCGAGCGCACCGAGGTTGAGGCCGGTGCCGTTCGTCACTCCCGAGCCGATCGCCGCGGCGCCGACGTTGTTGTAGAGCAGCTGGCCGAGGACGAAGCCGTGGAACTGCTCGTCGGTGTAGAGCGTCGACGAGAACGGCGCCACCACCCCGCGGTTGCCGCCCACCTGCAGGTCGCAGATGGTGCCGACGCCGAGGATTGCCGCGTCGCCCGCGACCTTCGTGGTGGTGAGGCACAGCGTGAGCGGCCACTGCTGCGCCTCGTCGTTGAGCATGGTGATGAGGTACACCTCTCGGGCGCTCAAGAAGCCCGAGAACGGCATCGTCGACTTGCGCGTACCCGGCACGACGCGATCGGCCGGGTCCTCATAGCCGGAACCGTCGAGGGAGTTGCGCGAGAACCCGACGCTGAACTGGTTGCTGTCCTTGCTCAGGCGGAAGCCGCCGAAGGCGTAGAGCAGGTCCTTGAGGACCTTGCGGTCGGCGATGGGCATCGGTTACCCCTCCTCGCGGCTCTTGCCGCCGCTGCGGTTCCTGCGGGGCGCCGGCGAGGTCGCGGTGGCGGCGGCGGTGGACTGGGCCGCGGCGGCCGGGTCCTCGGTGGCTAGTGCCGGCGGCGGATCCGGCTCGAGCTCGGCGAAGCCCTCCTCGATCAGCTGCGCGAAGCGGAGCGGGTCGACGAACGTGTGCCCCTCGACGCCCGCCTGGTCGGCGATCGAGAGGCCGACTTTGTAGGGCTCGAACGGCTTGGTGATCTGTGCCTTCTGGGCGCTCATGCCGCGACACCTCCCATGGCTTCGATCGGCAGGACCTCGACGGGCCAGCCATCACGTTCGGCGAGCGGCTGCGGCCGCGCCGTGGTGGGAAAGAAGACGACGCTGTCTCCGTCGACGCCGGTAAACGCCTGGCGCAGCTTCGTGAAGAGGTCGAGGGCGTGACCGCGTGTGGCGCCGGCCTGGCTCCAGACCGCCAGGACCACGACGAACTTCCGGACGGGATCCGCGTCGTCGTCGAAGACCCCCTCGATCTCGGTGTAGGCGATGTCCCAGGTGACGAACACGGTCGGGTGGCGCAGGTCGGCCGACGCCGCCGGCAACGGGTTGGGGATCGTGTTGGGGTCGAAGATCCCGCGCCAGTTGCTCGACTTGACGGAGATCGAAGCCGCGGAAAGCACCGCGGCAACCTTCGAGAAGTCGGTCGAGCTCCAGTCGGTCGCGCTCAAGCGGCGCTCCTCTGCGGCGTGGGCTTCGTTGCCCTCTCGCCCCTCTGGATCTGCACTGGACCGCTCCAGCCGGCGGCAGTCCGGCGGCCAATGAGGACGACGCGCGTTCCGACGGGCAGATCGGCCCAGGATGCGGCGTCGACTTCGAGGACGCTCAGGCGATTAGCGGTCTCGATCGCGACCATCCACCGCGCCGGAGCCGGCGGCTGCGGTGGCACGAAGAGGCGCTCGATCACCACGCCCGGGTGCTCGGCGAGCGGCGCCGAGGCGCAGCCCACGAGCGACAGGAAGAGCACCGCCAGGAGCACGAGGCCACCGGCCGCGGCAAGCGCAGCGGCAATCGCCCGCGGCCACGGGACGGCGGCGAAGGCGCGATCGGTGGTGAGCTCGTGGCTGGCCATGGCGTGCTCCTCAGAAGAGGTCCAGACCGCGGCGGAAGGCGGCGCGGAAGAACTCCTCGCTGCGCTGCAAAGCGGTCCGGACGACGGGCGCAAGGCCTTGCGGTGCCTGGGTCGAGCCGACCATCCCGCGCGCGCCGCGCCGGCGGCCGCCGAAGATGATCGGGGCGTAGCTCTGGTCCGAGCCGTCCGTTGTGGCGTCGTTGGTGACCTGGGCCTCGACGCCCGGGTGGATCCGAGGGAGGACGGCGTCCACCACGTTCGCGCCCGGGATCGGGTAGAAGGGCCGGTCCGGCAGGTTGGCGAATTGCGCCGTGCCCACGGATGGCAGCCACGAGCCGCGCATCTTCCCGGGGTGGGGCGACGTGCCGCGATCCACCTTGCCGCGGCCCCGCGACGTGCCGCCGAGCCGGCCCACCGGCGTCTCCGGGGGCAGCGCCACGAACACGTCGTGCAGGGAACGCCGCTGGATCTCGGCCGCGGTCTCCGGCGCCACGAACCGAGCGAACCGGATGACCTCCCTCCCCAGGTTGCCGAGGAGAACGTGCTTGACCTTCTCCATCAGGGCACCCCCAGGAGGAGGTCCCAGCCGCCCTCCCAGTCGCGCTCGATCCGCTCGAGGCGCAGGGTGGTGCCGTCGGCGAGCACGACCAGGTCGCCCTGGCGCGGGGCCCCGGGCGCGCCCGCGCGGGCGAGCGAGAGGCGCGACGAGACGACGCCGACGAGCTCGAGCGGCAGCTCCTTGACGGTCAGGTCCTGGCGCAGCCCGCCGCCCTGGTCGACCGTGAAGGGGAGCTCGAGGTAGGCGGCGAGGTTCACCGTGGCGCCGTCGGCCAGCGGGGCGGCGAGCACGGGAGAAATCGCGACCACGACCTGGTTGCTCGCGGCGATGGCATCGGCCTGGGCGGTGTAGGGCGTCGCGCCGATCGTCAGGACGAGCCCCTTCGGCAGCGTGCCGGCGAGGCCGGCGTTCCCGGTGAGGTGCAGTGCGATCGCCGCGGAACCAGCGCCGAAGCTGCCGTTGCTAAGCAACGAGGCGACGATGCGCGGCTCCTGCCGATCCTCGAGGGTGTGCGGACGGCGCAGCGTCACCGCCTCCGACCCGAGCTCGCGGAGAAGACTCGGCATCTCGGCAGCGAAGGTGTCGTTGATCCAGCTCACCGGTACTCCGCGCAGATCGCCCGGATCTCGTCCTCGAGCTCCTCGCGCCGCTGGCTCGTGGTGGCGTAGGTGATCGACGCGCCGCCTTTGCTGATGGACTGCGCGAGCGGGTTGCCCGAGTCGCCGTAGTAGCCGCGCTGCACCAGGCGCCAGGCGGCGAGCTCGAGGTCCTCCGGCAGCTCGCGCGCGGAACGGGCGGTCCAGACGATCTGGTTCCCGCCGGCGATGTCGGTCGCCGTGTCCCCGACGACGGTCGGCCAAGTGGGCTCGCCGCCACCGGTGGTGCCGGTGCCCGAGACCGCGGTTGCTTCGAAGCGGAGCTGGTTCGTGGGGTCGGTCGCGCGGCACCAGGAGTACTTCGCGAACACGGTCGCCGGCGCCCAGTCCTTGACCTGGCCCGGCATGAGCCAGCCGGCCGTGTAGGTGGCCAGGAAGGCGAGCTCCTCAGTGCCGAGGGTGGGGTCGTCGACAAGCCGCGAGCCGTAGCGCGCGGTCCAGTCCCAACCCGTCTTCCGGTAGAGGCACGAGCGGTGGCGGCCGGCGATCGAGTAGGACGTGGCGTCGAGCGCCAGGCCATCCTTCGTGACCGACGTCACCGTCTCGATCGGGAAGCGCGAGAGGTAGAGGTTCTGTTGCTGCGGCCCGTAGCCGGGGAGCTGCTCGGTGAGCGACTCCCGCCAGGGCTCGCGGCCGAGGAAGGCGGCGCCGGCGAGCTTGCGCGAGGCCTCGTTGATGAGACGGGTGAGGGCCGCGTCCTTCGAGCTACCCGAGACGCCGAGGCGCTCCTTGACCGTGGCGAGCGTCGTCAGCTGACGGCTGCGCGCCGCGGTGGCCACGGTCAGGATGGAGCGTCCGATCGTCACTTCGCAACTCGCGGGCCTCGGACCATGCGGTCGTAGGGCGGGCGCTTCACGCCGCCGGCGGCCGGCGCGGCGCTGCCCCGCTGGGGTGGCGGGGCAGAGGTCGCCTTGCGCGGCGGCCGGTCACCGCGCGGCAGGTCGGCCTTCACCCTTCGCCTCCCGAGGCGGTCGGTGGTAGTCGGCGACCGGCGGGTGGAACCCGGCCTTGTCGCGCCGCCCCTCGGCGTACTGCTTGGCGATCGACGCCGGGAAGCTCGCCACCTCGTCGGGGAGGTAGCGGCCGATGCCGATGCGGAACCGCACGGCGACGAGCTCCTCGACGGGCTTGGCCGGCGCCGGCGCGGCGGCGCGGTCCACGTCGGACTTCGTCGCGCGTCGCGCGATCGGCGTCATGGAGCCGACCTGTCCCCGCTGGATCGAGAGGATCCGAGCGGCGCCGTCTGGGGTGAACCCGGCGAGATCGCCGGGGAGGTACACGCCGTGGGGCTGTTCGAAGATCACCAGCACGGGCTCGGTCATCGCCTGCTTCCTCCTGGACCGGTGCCCGAGTTAGGTCGTGGGGATGACGGTCGGGCCGCCGAACACCCAGGTCGCGACGACCTCGATCTTCGGGGTCGTGCCGCCGGTGAAGGCGGGCGTCACCACCGCGCGGACAAACTTCTTGTAGCCCGCGAGGTTGATCTTCAGCGACGCCTGCGCGTTGTCCGTCGTGAGCGCGGCGATCGTGGCGCCGGTCACGTCGACGTACGTCGAGTCGTCGTCGCTGTGCTGGACCTTCGCCGGCACCGACTGCGCCGAGGGCGTGCCGGACGCATCCTTCACCGCGAGGTGGAGGACCGCCGACTCGTAGGGTGTGCGATCGATGCCGGTGCCGTTGATGGCGCCCGCGGCCGCGTCCTGCGGCGGGACCGCGTTGAGCACCTTCACGTGGGAGCCGATGTTGCGCTGTAGGGCCTGGCTCATCTTGGGTTCCTCTCCTTGGGTTCCGGGTCAGGTCAACCGGCCAGGATCAGAGGGTCCAGGCCACGTCGTTCAGGACGTCGACGGCTTCCTCGTGCTCGACGTTGAGGTCCCACTCGAGCACCAAGCGCATGACCTGCTCGTTGCGCTCCATGGCCGAGACCAGCACGCCGTTCTCGGTGTACGAGCCCTCGGCGAAGTACTCGACCTGGATGCCGTTGACGGTGCCGTAGAGCACCATCGCGAAGTCGGCGAGGATGATCTCGCTCTTGTTGCCGCCGGTGCCGACGTTGTTGGGGACGTTGTTCGTCGCCCGGAAGGGGATGCCGAGCAGCGTGCCGCCGCGCATCTCGTCGAGGAAGTAGGGCTTGTTCTGGCCGTCGAGAGCCTTGAACATCAGCCAGTTCTTCGAGCGCGGCGAGAGGATGATGCCGAGCTTCTCCATCGGCACGTCGGCCGACTCGAGCCGGTTGAGCATCCCGCCCAGGTCGGCGAGCGCGGTGATCAGCGTCGGCGAGCCGGCGGCCGCGGTCGTGGTCTTCGCCCACTTCGTCAGGCCCTTCGGCGTGAACTCGGTGCCGGCGCCGCGGATCGCCTTCGCGTCCTGGGTGATGCCGACCCGGCGGGTCGTCGACTGCTCGATGAAGCGGGTGATCCGCGGGCCCGGGGGCGAGTCGAGGAACTGGTTGCTGATCGGCACCAACGTCAGCTGCGTCTTCGCCGACAGGTTGCGCGCGCCGGTCGTGGGCTGGCTCTTTACCTCCTGGGTGTTGGGCTCGCCCACGAACGTCGACGTCGCGTCGCCGGTGAAGCCGCTGATCTTGAGCTGGCGGCTCGGCATCGGCACCTCCTGCGCGCCGAGGCCGAGGACGGCCACCTTGGGGCGCAGGACGTCGAAGAAGTAGTCGGCGACGTCGCCCTGCACGAGCGCGCCGCCAGCGGTCGCGTCCTGCAGGTTGAGCGTCTTCGACAGCTCGGGCCCGAGCGCCTTCGCGAGGACCTCGACCGGTGTCGCCTGAGCGACGCCGTTCTTGCGGTCGCGGCCGGCCTTCACGACCGCGTAGCCGATCGCGCCGAGGATCGACTTGCCCTTGCCGAGCTCGGCGAGCGCCGCGCCGGCGACGGCCGCCGTCTGCAGCTGCGCGAGCCGGTCGGTCGCGATCTGCTCGAACTTCTTGAACTGCGCCTCGAGGACCTCGTCGGCGACGCCACCCACGGCGTCCTTGACGAGCTTGAGGACCTGGTCCTTGTAGGCCTGCGGCAGCTCGGTCGCGGGCGGGGTCTGGGGGGTGGGCTCGGGCATTGGGGATCTCCTCCTCGAGGGGGTCAGTCCGGAAGCACTCCGAAGCGGGCGGTGACCCGCTCGTTGAAGGCGGTCTTGAAGGCAGCGCGAGTGGCGGCGGCGAGCTCGTCGGCATTCGGGAGCACAGAGCTCCACGAGATCTGCGGCGTCACGTCGACCGGCGGCGCATCGATGCGCACCGGCGGAGTCGCGGCGAGAGTGAGCTCCTCGCGCACGACCTGGCGAACCAGCGCGGCGAGCGCCGCGGTGTCGATCGAGGCCGCGATCGGCGGCTCGGGATCCTGGGCCTGGTCACCGGTCAGAGCGGGAGGAGCAGCGGGGTCGGCCGCGGGCGCCTCGGGAGCCGCTTCCGCGGCGGGCTCGACCGGCGTCGCGGGATCGGCGGCGGGCGGCGGGGCGTCGCCGGCGGGCGCCTCCTGGCCGAGCTCCTTGGCGAGGCTGGGCGTCGACAGCTGGAAGAGCTCGAGGCCGCGACCGTTGCCGAGGCTCTTGAGGATCACCTCGGCCGCCGCGCGCTCGATCCATAGACCCTCACCGCGGGCAGAGGCGAGCAGCGTGA